ATAATACATCATTTCATAGCTGCAACCCTCAGGAACCAACTCCTCAGAAAACTCATCTTCAAAATACGATCTAACAATACCCCCTTCTGAGTTTCTGACTTGATAATAAAAGAAATCAAATTTCATAGGACAATGCCACTTAGGATTGCCATCCAGCTTTAATTCTCCTTTTTTTGTAGCGAATCCACATAGGAGTTTACCGCTGAATGAGTTGTCCTTGGGGAAGCCTTGATGGGCAGCATAGTTTTTCTTTGCATCTTTTTCTGAAAAGTTATCTAGATATTTTTGTATTTCGGATAACTGCATTTCGAAGCCCTCTAGCTCGTCTTCGTCAAGCGGTTTCATACGCATAACGCCCGTTTTTTTTGCATTGGGGTCTAAGTCAAACTTGAGAAACAAAAACTCGCTAACTCTTTCTGAATATTCGGGAAACAAATTTTTAACAGCAAGACTATACATAAGATCTTGCAGGTTGTCAGTCTGGTCTTTGCCCTTAAAGACCTCCTTGCTTGTTTTGAAGTCTCTAATTATGGCGAACCTTTTTTTCTTGTATAAGAATAATTTGTCTATAAAGCCTCTAATTTTATATTTTATGTCTCCGTCATTTTTTACAATGTCGAAGTCCTTTTCTGAGTATTCTTCTGTTGGGTTTCCTAAGTCTGTCCCAAAAAAATCATAAGACAGACCATTGAAAATCATGTCTTTCATCATATCCACGTTATCGCAATCATCTATTCCCTCTCTGATTGCGTGTTTAAGGATTAATCTTTTAATAGACGGAACAGAAAATACATCTTGGGTTTTTAATATTTTATTATAATATTTTTTCCTACCCTTGACACCTAAAACTTCAAAAACTAAGTGACATATAGAGCCTCTTCTTGCCCCATCGTTGCTTTTGTCGGGGAGCTTTAGTTTATACTTGCACCAGTAAAGCCATGAACACGATTGTGCCGTTTTTATTCTGCTTGCAGACAACGGCGTTTCGAGTTCAGGCATCACTAAGTATTAAGGCTGTTTTAATTTCTTTCTTAGTGAAGCAAGACGGGTTATTTTTAGCAAAGTCTAAGATATATTTTATTTGTGCAGCCTTGTCTATATCTTTGCTCAACCAACTATTGAGGTCATAACCTTCTAAATGAGCGTCACCAAAATCATTATACAGCTTAGGGGGGAATTTTACAGTTAATCTGTCCAAGTCAAAATACTTAGATAGTTTTAAAAAGCTTTTTAATGCAGCTATGAACCCCCTGTTCTCTTCACTAGCTTTGTCATTATTAGTAGAAATGTAAATATGACGTATAGACTTACTATTAAGGTAATTAACAATGTTATTGTTAACAGATAAACCAAAGATAACCAAAACGTTTTTAATACCTTGATCATAAAGCGCCATAGCATCTCCGATGCTCTCTACCAAAACTACCTCTTGCTTTGTTGTTATCTCTTGATCCACACAAGTTTTTTCGTTGAAGGCGGGGTAAACCCAGTTGTTTCTTCTGCCTATGTGTTTCCATTTTGAGTAATTATTGTTTGAGTCTACTTTCCTGCCAGAAAAACCAATTATCTGTTTGTGTTCGTTATATATAGGAAAAACCATTCTCCTATACATCTTACCTACACCCGCCAAGCCAGCCTGAAAAGCCTGTTGTGTCTCTTTAGAGATTTTTCTCTGCTCGTAAAAATGATAATTCGGGAAAAGTTTATCAAGAGAAGAATCAGGGTAAATTTTTTCCATTTCTATTTTTTCTTTTGGACAGTAAAGCTCAGAGGTTTCTATTGTTCGCCCTCCTAGTAACTCTTTTATTTGCTTCTCGTCTTTAACTGTTAATCGGACTAAAGCCTCAAAAGGCATCGAACCTTTGTTTTCAACAAAGTCCATCCAGACTCCTGTATTTTTGTATACTTTTACAGCAGTTTTGTTGTCTCCGTCTCGATATAAAGCCTGTGTCCTCCAGTGGTCTCCACAGTCAATCAATTGATACCCGATTGACTCTAGAATACCCTGAAAGTCTTCAGAATTGATCGAAATCTGGGATTTCTTCTTGGACTCCATCGCTATCTAACTCTTCTTCACCGTCAAGCATTCTTGCTATATCTCTCAAGTCTCCTCTTTCTGAGATATTAAAGTTATTAAAATCTAAGTTAATTGAGTTTTTACGGAGGGAGTCGCCAATCCTGACTGGTTCAACTGCCCCAGCTATATCGCTGCCCAAATGACGAGATTTAACGTTGATCAGCTTATGAGTGCCAAACCGACCACCTTCTGTCTCCATCTCGTCAGCGGTCTTGTTCCGTAAAATAAACATATGAGAACAGAATTGAGTAATCCTGTCAGAAAGAGAAACAATAGATTCATCATCCACAATGTTCTGAGAGTTTCTGTTATTGGTAATCCCATATCTGTTAGATTGCACCGAAGTGATCATGGGGATAACTGGATTACCATCGTGTAAAACTTCTTTTTGAACACACTTCTTAAATTTATCAACCATCTCGCCCACAACCTGCCATTCTGATTTATTGGCTATATTTTCAGACGTTGTTTTGATGTAATCAAAGGAAAAGACCATTGGGTTTCCGCGACCCACCTTAGAGTAGTAAAATCTCTTTAACGTGTTAACCATAGAATCAACATCCATACCCCCCACATTATAATAAAAGAATTTTAAGTTCTTGACTTTAGGCCAAACCGCTCTTACTTTGTTAACCACCTCTTCCCCCGCTTTGCGCCATTTACCGCTCTCAAGCAAATGCATTGAAACCCCAGAGAGCGCAGCACACTGACGCATGATAAGCTCTTCCTTGCTCATCTCTCCATTATCAAAATGAAGAACAGGAACATCGTATTGAAGACTAACTTTGGTTGAGTAGTCCATACAGAACTGGGTTTTACCAACGCCAGATCTAGCTACAATAACTGTTATGTTGCCAGCGCGAAGTAATGAGCCATAAATTTCATTCACCTTTGGGTGTGGACCCATCATTCCAAACTCAGTAAGAGGATTATTACCCCGATCCTCTACAAGAGCTTCCATCTCCTCGTAGATATTCTCGGGCGCATCGTTCCCCATTTCATAAAGATTAATGCGAGAGTTGTAGGTGCTGTCTGCCGCTTCAATTATGGCACGATAAGAAGCCTCGGGAGGCATATTTTTCATCTTCTTGGCAATGTCCTGAGAAGAGTCTAAAATTTCACGCCTAATAGAGTATTTTTTTAACTCTTTAGCTGTTTTTAGAGTATTGCCCTTTGGCACCTTTCTTAAGGCTAGTGACTTAATGTAGTCAGCGGGATTTAAGTTATCTTCAAAAGAAAGACCCACCTCATTAACTCTCTGAGCAATGATTATTTCATCTATTTCGTCCCCCGAATCAATTGCTTGTTTAATTACTCTAAAAATAGTAGAGTGAAGGGAGCTTTGTTTGGAGTAGAAGTCTCCCGTGCTAATAAAATTAGATATTTCAGCTAAAGCATCAGGCTCCTTTATCAGACCTGCTAAAAGCTGCTTTTCTAGTTCAAAATTATAAATCATTAGTTGTGATCCTTTTCTTCCATCATGTCTTTAAGATGGTTTTCTAAAGCTTTTACTAATGCAAATTCCGTCATGCCACAGTCGAATTTGCAATATATGAGAGGTTTGCCATTTTCAGAAGAAACCGCCATGATTACCCCTTTATATTTGTCTGCTCCCCCTGATAGCTCATAAAGCTTGTCTACCATTTCTGTCGGGATAGAAAACTCCCCATCATCGTCTCCTAGATTCATAGATAAATATCCTGTTTTTTGAAAAGTGAAGCTTTTATTTCATCGTGAGGATACACCTCTGCAAGCTTTATATTGTTGGCGTTGCAGAAATCAAGCTTTTTCTCGTCTCTTTTGAGTTGATCCGCATACTTGAAGCGGTTTTTGTGAAAAAACTTAACAAACTTGGTGTGTTGCGCCCCCTGAACCTCGATAGCAATTTTTTTATTTGCATTGTAAAAATCTAAACTTAAGCGCGTCCCAACCACTCTAAATTCTTCAAAAACAACATCATTGCTCCAATACTTTTTTAAGAATTTTTTTACTTGAGTTTGAAACTTACTGCGACTTGGTTTACTCCAGTCAATTAAATACTTTTTGGCGTTCTTGAGATTCCTCTGTTTGCCATACAAGTCGATAAACTTCATCCCGTTACTTGTTCTTTGAAATAATCAAAAAGGAAGTTAGATAGTTTTTTGTCCCCCTCTATATGAGAAAATAGTTTTGGCTCTCCTTGTATTTTTTCTGGGAACTCTAAGTCGTTTTCAGATAAAATCTCTAAAAATTCTTGAGTTGGATAAAGCCACGCGCCCTTCTTCGTGAGGAAGTCCCAACCCCAAAGCATTCCAACTATTTCTTTCTCTCTCCAAATAGAGTTGCCCCCTTTTCTGCCATAGCGGATAGGGTAAGAGATCGTGCTATTGGTTTTTTCATTAGGCGATTTTTTAATAGTAACCTTAGCGTGATGGCCAATAATCGGATTTTTCTTCTCGTCAACCATTTTTAAAGAGGGGTTTTGCAGAATTAAATCTCCTTTAAATCTAGGTTCAAATTCTATAATACTGTTAGCGAAATGCAGCAAAGCATTACCGCCTGTAGCGGTAGTTTGACGAACAGGAGCTTTCGAGTAAGGGTCGATTTTTATGTCTGCACGGACTTGGCTAATAAAAATAGCCATATGACCACGCTTGCCAAGAGCTACGCTTC